TGTTACTATTGAAAAAGTAGCAGGGTCTGTTAGAGTGAAAGATGATAGCATTGATAGAAGTAAACTTGATGATGCAGTAGAGGCTGATATTGATTCTAAAGTAGAAAAGGCAGGAGATACTATGTCTGGTGCTTTAAAGATAGATAAGACTGTTGGTAACGGTGAGGGTCATTTAGGAGGATACGATTATGCTGCTCACGTTAAACAAAAGTCAGTAGATACAGATTCTTTAACTGATACTCAAAGAGCATTATTCGTAGAGAATGAAGTTTATACAGATGGTAGTGGTGATATTACTGATTTAGACTATGCTAAGGCTTTAGAGGTTATCTCTAAGTATCAAGGTTCATCTAACGATATGTCAGTTGCTACTATTGGTGTTGATGGTGAGGCTAAAGTATTTAGTTCATTATCATCTGTTTATGCAACAGGTGTTTATGGTGAAGCATCAGATGAGCAATTAGGTGTAAATGCAGGTGGTACTTTCGTAGCACAAAACGCATCAACATCTAACTTAGGTGTATTTGGATTCTCTGATACTGCTGGTGCATTAAACAACAGAGGTGGTTACTTTGCTTTAGCACCAGATAGTGTTGATTTAGATGCTTATAGAATTGCTAGAGTTGCTAGTACAATAACTGTACAAGATGCTGCTTTAATTATAGATGACTACACAGGTCAAAAACACGCATTGTTTGTAAAAGGTAAATCTGAATTTGATGGTAAAGTTATCATACCTAGTGCTACTGCTGATGATGAAGCTGTAAACTTAGGTGATGTTAAAGCTAAAGAGTTCTATTCAACTTTTAGTGTAACTGCTGATAATAGTACTGTAATCAATCACGGATTAGGTAGTAAGAAAGTTATCGTACAATTATGGTTAGATGACGAAGAAGTTACTTCATCTTTTGATGTAGAGAAATCTAGTGATAACTCTATTACAGTTTACAACGATTCTGAATCTAATGTTGCTAACCTAGAAATTTGCATCATTAAATTATCTGTGTAATGGCAGAACACGCTAAATATTGCAAGTGCCTACACACTTATACAATAACCAAATGTGACCGAAGAGGGTGTAAAGAACACCCTTTTTGGAAACAAGGTATAGGTTATTATGGTGGAAAAGTTAGTAAAGATACTGACGAAAATAAAACACTATAAATAATTATAGTTATCTATTTATAATAAGTTTAAATTATGACTGATTTCGAGAAATTTTATAACACAGTAAAAGACTACTTCAATGGTAATGAAAAGTTATCTAAAGAAGAGGTAGTTGAAGAAGTAAAACAAGAGATTGCTTTAGAAGAAGAACCTAAAAAGGTTGAAGAAAAGCAAGAGGAAATTAAGGTTGCTTATGCAACATCAGAGCAATTATCAGAGGTAAAGAATGAGTTACTTTCTATGATTAAAGCATTAATCGAGGAAAACTCTAAAGAAAAGAAAGAAGTACCTACTGAACTATCTAAAGAAGAGGTTGAGGTAAAAGTTGAAGAGCCTAAGAAAGAGGTGGAATTAGCTGAACAACCAAAAGAGATAGTACACTCTCCAGAGAATTTAGAAAGAAAGGAAAGCAACACTTTTGATTTATCAGGTGCTAGTCCTTTAGAAAGAATACAAAATGCTTTAAATAAATAAGAATATGGCTACAACAACAAGTATAACAACTACTTATGCAGGGGATTATTCAGGTCAGATTATATCTGCTGCTTTATTATCAGGTAACACTTTATCTAGTGGTGCTTTAACAATCAAACAAAACGTAAATCCAAAAGGTTTAATCGTTAGAAGATTAGAAACAGATGGATTAGTAAGAGGTGGAACTTGTGATTTCCAAGATACTTCTACTGTAACTTCTACTGAAAGAGTTTTAACCACTAAAGAATTACAAGTAAACTTAGAACTTTGTAAGAGGGATTGGTTAGAAGATTGGGATGGTATGAAAATGGGTGCTAGTGCATTTAGAAATATGCCTAAGAATATCCAAGACTACATCGTACAATATGTAGCTGCTAAAGTAGCTGAATCAACAGAGCTTTCTATTTGGCAAGGTTCAGGTGGTTCTGATGACTATGATGGGTTTGAAACTTTATTAGCTGCTGATGCTGATTTACCTGCTGCTAACGAAGTGTTAGGTACTACTATTGATGCGTCTAACGTAATCGAAGAATTGACTAAGATTTATACTGCTATTCCATCAAGATTATATGGTAACGCAGGGTTAAAAATGTTTGTATCTCAAAACATCTACAAGTCTTATGCTATTGCATTAGGTGGTTTTGGTGCGCAAGGTCAAGGTGCTAATGGTATCGGTGGTCAAGGAACTAATCAAGGTTTTGGTGGATTACAATTCGCTAACATTCCTTTAGTAGTTTGTAACGGATTATCTGCTAACGTAGCTTTAGTTGCTGAATCTAGCAACCTTTGGTTTGGTACTGCTTTAATGTCAGATTGGAATCAAGTTAAGATTTTAGATATGGCTGACATTGATGGTTCTCAAAACGTAAGAGTTATTATGAGATTCTTAGCAGGTGTACAATATGGTGTTGCAGAAGACATCGTTACTTATGGTATCGATAACTCTGCTAACTAATAGTTAATTTAATAATAATCTAAAGAGGGTAGGTAGGGTTATCCTATCTACCTTTTTTAACTAAAAACATATACAAAATGGCTTGTGATATTTCAAGAGGTAGAAAAGAACCTTGTAAAGATTCAGTAGGTGGAATAAATGCTGTTTACTTTGTTAACAAAGATGAGGTATTAACGATTACCTATGGTGCTAGTGATGATTCTATTTCATCTGTTGGTACAGGTATAGATGCTTACAAATTTGAGGTTAGAGGTGCATCTACCTACACAGAAACACCTACTTCTTCAAGAGAGGCAGGTACTACATACTTTGAACAAGTATTAGAATTACAATTACCTAAACTTACTCCAGAAGACCATAAGACTATTAAGTTACTAACTTATAGTTCTCCTAGAATTATTATCGAGGATAACAATGGTAACTTATTCTTATCAGGTTTAGAATACGGAATGGATGTAACAGGTGGTTCTATTGCAACAGGTGCTGCTATGGCTGACGCTAGTGGTTACACACTTACATTTACAGGAATGGAAAAAGTTCCTGCTAACTTTATAATTGATGACCCTGCTGATACACCTGCTGAAGCATTAGCTAGTGCAGGATTCAATGTAATAGAGGGTTCTTAATAGACTAAAAATATACCATACTATTTTTATGGTTATTTTTCATACTTCTCTTTTATATTTATACCTCATTTCTTTTTCTAGGAGTGAGGTATTTTTTTTATGTAAATGATACAAAAAAAAGTTTTATAGTTATCTATTTATGATAGTTTTAAAACCTACTAATTCAGAACAAACATTTAGCATCTACCCTAGATTTTCTGACCCTACTGAAAAGTATGTTGTTATTAGAAAAGATGGTGAGGGTATTGTTGAATCACTTGATTTTGTTAGTGTTTCTGAAAAAAGTTACTATACTGATGTTACATTAGCTTGTAATATTTTAGCAGAAGATGAAACTTATACGATAGCTATCTACTCTGTTGATGCAGTAAGAGAAACATACGAAAGAGTAATAGATGAGAATGGTATTACTGAAAATAGCGAATGTGTTAACGATGCTATAATAGAATACGGATATACTATTTGGTTTAAAGATAAAATATACGTTACATCAAAAACTGATAGAAATGTTAAGTATGAATTTGCACAAGATGGGTATGTTGAATCAGAGAGTATTGATGATAACACCTACAAAATATAATTAATGGATAAACAAAAGAAATATAACTTTAGTGTAGTAAATTTATCTAGTTACGAAGCACCTGTAATAAAAGAAGAATACAACCAAGATTGGGTTGATTTTGGTGCATACAATGATTATTACGATACTTTAGTTGATAGGTTTATGGATAGTGCTACTAACGCAAGATGTATTAGTGGTATTGGAGATATGATTTATGGTAGAGGTTTAGAATCATTAAACTCTGATAAGTTTCCTAAAGACTATATTAGGTTTAAGAAATTATTAAAACCTAATGATGTAAAGAAAATATCTTATGAATATTATTATATGGGTCAAGCTGCTATTCAGATTACATATAATAAAGCTAAAACTGAAATACTAAAGGTATCTCACTTTCCAACAATGACTTTAAGAGCAGGTAAAGCTGTTGATGGTGTTATTAAAACTTACTTTTATCATCCAGATTGGAAGAATATAGAACCTAACGATAAACCAAAAAGAATACCTAGTTTCGGTAATGGTAGTAAAAAGGAATTGAATGAGATTTATATGATTAAACCTTATTCTCCTAGTTTTTATTACTATGCACCTGCTTTCTATCAATCTTGCTTACAATATGCTGAATTAGAGGGTGAGGTATCTAACTATCATATATCTAATATACAAAATGGTTTAGCACCTAGTTTATTTATTAATTTTAATAATGGTGTTCCTAACGAGGAAACTCAAATATTAATAGAGAAAAAGATTAACGAGAAGTTTAGTGGCTCTAGTAATGGTGGTAAGGCTATGATTGGTTTTAATGATAGTGCTGAAACTGCTGCTACAATAGATGCTATACACTTACCTGATGCTCACGCACAATATCAATTCTTATCTGACGAGGCTAGAGAAAAGATAATGTTAGGACACGGAATTGTATCACCTATATTATTAGGTATTAAAGATAATACAGGTTTTGGTAATAACGCAGAAGAACTTAGAACTGCATCTGTACTTATGGATAACGTTATTATTAGACCTAGACAAGATGAATTAATAGCTGCATTTAAGGAGATATTATTATTTAATGGTATTCACCAAGATTTATACTTTATAACACTTCAACCTATTGAATTTACTGAACTAGATAACATTTCTACGAAGATAAAGAGAGAAGAGGAAACAGGTGAGAAATTATCTGCTATTGAGTTAGATGACTTCACAGATGACGAGGGTGATGATATGTTAGAGCAATTAGAGGGTCTAGGAGAGGTTTTAAGCGATGATTGGGAGTTAATCCATAGTGAGATATACCAAGACGAAAAAGAAAGTGTTAAAATGGCTGAAATCAAGTATTCTAATAAGACATCAAAAGAAGATAACGATGTTTACAAAGTTAGATATGCTTATATGCCTGTTAGAAAGAACCCTAAGAGTAGAAAGTTCTGTAAGAGAATGGAAGCACTTACTGAAAGAAAGATAGTCTTTAGAAAGGAAGATATTAATATGATGTCTTTCAGAGGTGTAAATAAAGAGTTAGGACACAAACAAAGAAACTACTCTTTACTAAAGTATAAAGGTGGTAAGAATTGTCATCACTATTGGGAGTTACAAGTTTACAGAAAGAAAGATGGTAAAGAGGTTTCACCAGAAAAGGCTTATAAGAGTGGTTTAAAAGAGCCTAACAACCCTAGTGAAACTACTATTAGACCAATAGATATGCCTAACAATGGTGCGTATCCTACAACTTTAAGTAAAATTAAAAAAGCATTAGGACTATGAGTAAAGCGTTATTTATAACAGTTAAGGATTTAAAAGCTAAGTCTATTATTAGTGGTACTACTGATGCTGATAAGTTAATTCATTTCATAGAGTTAGCACAAGATATGCACATACAAAACTATCTAGGTGGTAGATTGTATGACAAGATGCAAGACTTGGTATTAAATGATACTATTAATGATAGTGAAAATGCTAACTATAAGTCTTTAAAAGACGATTACATAGCACCTATGCTTATATGGTTTACACAAGTAGAGTACTTTCCTTTTTCTATGTTTAAGATAGATAATGGTGGTTTAAGTAAGCATAGAGGAGAAGATGATGATGTAGTAGATTATAGTGATATAGATAGAATGGAATCTAAGTTAAGAGATAGAGCAGAGTTTTACACTAATAGATTTGTAGAACACATCTGTTATAACTCTAGTTTATTTCCTGAATATAATCAGAATACAAATGGTGATATGTACCCTGATAAAGACCCTAATAGTTTTAGTAGTATAGTTTTATGAAAAGAGGTAAGAGAGGTGCTTACAAGAAAAAAGAAAAGCACAAAGTAATGTTACATAAATATTATCAAAAAGTAATTAAAGAAGAAAATGGCAAACGAGATTTACGCAACGACTTGGTGGGGTGATGTACCTAGAGTAGGTAGAATGATTACCAATGCACCAGACATTATAAAGGGTCAAATAGATTCTTACGAGAGAGCTGTATCTGAAAATGGTACTTCTGAAAGCACACTATGTGCTAGTTTAAAATTACATAAAATAGCAAATCTTTAATTATGGAAACACCAAGTTTAGCAATGATTCCTGCTAATTATGGAGTAGGTAAATTATATTCACAACTACCATCTACAAGCAACGTAGGTGATTTTACGGTTGTAAGAGATTCTAGTGCTACTAGAGTTAATAAAGATGGTTATATAGAATTAGTAGATGCTAATGTAGCTAGATTAGATTATAGCGATGGTGGTTGTCCAAAGTTACTTACAGAGCCAGAG